TACTACATGAAGGACAGTCAGCGGTTATCTCTGATATGTTTGTTGACAATGTTGTACGCTATATGGTTGTCAACGCTTCCCGTGGTTTCGGTAAGTCAGTCTTAGGGGCCACTGCTGCTATGTTAGCGGTACAAGAACTTATTGACCTTCCAGCAGAAGTGCCTAACAAGAATGTAGCTATCATTGCACCTACCTATGCACAGGCTGTAGACATCTACTACCCTATTGTAGCCTACATGCTAGGTGGAGAAGAATCCGCTATTAAGTCCAGCAGGGTAGCAGGTATGTTTTGGTTCCCTAACAATGTAACCCTTAAGATTTGGTCTTATGAGGCCATTGAGCGTATGCGTGGTAGTGGTCAGTACTTTGTTGTAGCCGATGAGGTCTGCTCTTGGAAAGGTGCAGGTTCCAACTTAAAGGAATCTTGGGAGTCTGTTATTCAGCCCTGTATCTCTACACGTTGGTCTAAGAAGAACGCAGACCGTTGGGGTGCAAAACCCGGACGCGCTTTAATCATTAGCACTCCAATGGGATATAACTACTTCCATGAAATGTATAACCGCCAAGATAGTGATGATCAGTGGAAGTCCTATACTTATACTTACACAGACTCTCCTTACTTAGACCCAGAAGAAATTGAGAGAGTAAAACTAACACTTGATCCTCTTAAGTTTGCCAGAGAGTATTCAGCGTCCTTTGAGGACTCCGGTAACACTGTATTCTACACCTTTAATCGTGCAGAGCATATTGATAAAGACCTTCCTTACTTTGATGCTAAAGAAGATATCCATGTAGCTATTGACTTCAACGTCGGTGATTTTATATTAGCCGACTCTAAATCTCGTGAATTCAGAGAAACCCTAAACACTATTACAGTGCAAGGCAACCCTGAGCGAAGCCTCTTAGTTATTATACTAAGTTGAACGTGCAACGACTATTCCGTTACGGTAGCAAGTCTACTAGGAAGTACACTCAAGTGAGTGGAAGCGCGAGGACACAGTTATTATTTGCTGTGTAAGATATAGTCTGGTCTCATAGGAAACTATGAGCAGTTACTTTCTGAGTCTCACAAGGAGATTAAAATGGAAAAATGTTTATTGTGTAAAGAAAACGAAATAATGATAAAGCGCAAGGTATGCCAACCCTGTTTCAATATCACGCAGAACGCTAGGCGCAAGGCTAAAGTAAGCTACATCAGAGACTACAAACAAGTTATAGGCTGTGAAGAGTGTAGTTATAACAAACACCCTGCAGCACTTCAACTAGCCCACGTAGGATCTAGCAAAACAGATCGTCTTAAGGGAGGCTCCGCCTACGACAGTAGTTGGTCCTACAAAAGGATTGATGAGGAACTAGCTCGATGTAGGGTGCTGTGTGCTAATTGCCACGCAGTAGAGACCTACGAGGATGGTTATGTTAACCAATACTCAAATGAATAGATCAACAATAAACTCAGAAAATAACGGCTAAAGCCTAACGAACTTTAGTGAACACGAACGATAATGGCTTCCGTAGTATTTGCACTACGAGGCAACCAAATCCACATCTTAGATGAATACAGTGGCCACCCCGATACAGAAACTCTAGCGCGTAAGCTAGCAGACAATTACAAAGGACACCGGATTATTTCTTATCCTGATCCTAGTGGTCGTGCTAGGAAGTCTTCTGCTGCTGTTGGTAGTACTGACTTCTCGATCCTTACTGCTAATAAGATCATTACTAAAGCACACCAGAAAGCACCTCCTATTATTGATAGTGTAGCTGCTGTAAATAAGAAATTTAAGAACGCCAATGGTGATATCGACATGTATATACACCCCCGATGTGTTAATACTATCAAATCTATTGAACGAACTACTTGGGTAGAGAGCAATCCCGACACAGCTACTATTTGCAAGAAAGAAGGTGTTGAACACTGGAGCGATGGTTTACGTTATGCTGTAGAATACTTGTTCCCTGTTCGTGGTGGTTCTAAACTCGTAACAAGAGGCTTCGGCTTCTAACTTAAGGAATACTACTATGCCAAGCGGAAAAGGTACTTACGGGAAAAAGGTAGGGCGACCTACTAAAAAGAAACCCGTTAAGAAATAACAAACAAAGAAGGGAGTCGTTATGGCTTTAATTGAATACAAACTCGATAACGACTCTCTAGCTTTTACTCTCGTACTATCAGGGGTTGGCGCTCAAGGTTCTACAGGTGATTATCGACCACCGCCAGAAATACAACTCCAAGAAGGTAAGATTCCCCATAGTTATCTGCCAGACCCACTACTAGCCTCAAGCAAATGGTAAGGATACCTACTAATGGCACAATACAAAATCTTCAAAGAACTAACCCTACCTGTAGAAGCAGAGCTAACACCACACTCTATTTACTTAGTCGCCCCCTCTAGTACACCTAGCTACGTTGAGGTATACATTACAGGCGCTAATACTTCCGTCGTTAAACGTGTTATTGATGAGTCCGACGTACAAGCTCTTATTGATACTGCAGTAAGCACTCTCAATGCTCTTGAAGTTGTTGCTGACATTACTGCTCGTGATGCTTTGTCTCTGACAGCTAACGCCCAAGTACTCGTAATTGATGCTACTGACGATAGTACTGTTGATGCAGGCGCTGCTACTTACGTCTGGAATAACGATAACTCTACTTACACTAAGATCACTGAACATGAGAGCCTTGATGTAATTATCAATTGGACTGATGTTGTTGGACGTCCTTCTAGCTCTGTTGCAGATATTGATGATGCTGTAGCTCGTAAACATAGCCATGCTAACAAGACACAACTAGACCTTATTACTGAAAACGATGATGGTGAAATGCTGTATAACGGCGCACTCCCTTCAATCGCTTGGGATAGTGTGGATTGGTAATGAGTTATTTTCGCACAGAGAAAGCAATATCAGGACTACCTTCTCCACTCGTAGCTGACACACTTTACTTTGTGCGTAGTGGTGAAGGATACCAAGAATACCTTACTGACACAACAGGATCTATTGCTTATAAACCTAACGTGCCAGACGTAGCTGATACTATTATTTACGTTAAGGCAGCATCACAGTTAGCTGGAACTTTAAGCAGTGACGTGTTATACTACATTGACGGTAACATCGACATGGGTGCTACTTCTATTGTAGTTCCTGAAGGTGGTTTAAATATATCTGGTAGTGGCCAGAGTGCATCTTCTTTAAAAAGCACAGAAGATGACTTTGACTTGTTTGTTACAGGCACAGGAGACTACGCTGGTGAACTTTTCTTAAATAAAATTACTGTAAACATTACTGGTGCAAACTCCAACGTTATGGTTCTAGATAATCAAAGGAATCTTGACAACTTGACCTTTGTTAGTGTTGCCTTCTTAAACTGTACTAAACTAGGAGACGTCTCTAACTATCGTCAAGGTTTTTCTGACTCAACAAGCTTCATAAGCTGTGTAGATGGTCTTACTATGAATGGTACTTGGGAAGGAGGCTGGGCCTTAGTTAACAGTGTTGGTGTTGGTTCTGCTATGTCGGGATCTTTGTTTAAAGAAGGTTCAAACTTAACCATCAACGGCTCTTTCCGTTCTAACGCTAATATATTAAAATTGAATGCTTCCGGCGGTTCCTTCTGTGACTTCTCACCGAGTAACATTACGCTAGATGCTGGGTTCTCTTTGCTCAACGTTAGGTCGGACCCTAATATTGACTCTCTACCCAACATGCCAGCTACCTCTATTAAGTCTTTAATCCGCGACTGTGTGGGCATTGATAACACTTACGTAGGGGCTACCCATCAACCACAAGCTGATAGTGTTGTTGTTGTAGATACTATTGACACTCTTATACAGGTCACGGGGGTTATGGACTTAAATGAGCCTTACTGGTTCAGTACTGCTAATACTAATGGCTTACAGTTGGACAGCACTCAAAACATAAGAGCTAGAGTTAATGGTACTATGTCTTTCTCGGGTGGGTCTAACACCGCGATTGGTATACAGATCAGGAAGTTTAAGTCTTCTGATTCTAGTTACGTTAACGTTGGACCTGAGTATGTAACTGCATTTTCCACTTCAGCGGTACTCGGAACTTTGGCAAGTAACGTTTCTTTCTCTGGTACTACCGATATGGTTAAAAATGATCGCATTGAAATCTGGGTAAAGAATAAAACTAACACTGATAACATTACCTTAAAGGCTGGTGGCCAATTCGAAGTAATTGAGAAATAAAATAACCTAACGCAAACTACTCCAACTGAGGTTCGAGAGAGGAAATAACATGGCAAGACTAAAGAATCCAACAACAGCACAACCAATGGGTCGTAGTCGTTTATCGTCGCCTTCTAAGGACACGATTAATGACGATGGTACTACTCTGGTATCTGTTGTTGACGGTGAACAAATTCAAATACAACTCACAGTAGGTTGGATGACTAACCTTTCAAATGCTAACATTTTAGCGAAAGTAGTTGAAGGCAATAACTTGGGCGATGGTGAGTTACCTGACGGTACAGCTACAAACCCTATTGTTACAACACTAGTTATTCTAGATCAAGACGCAACTGATAACGTATTTAAGATTGTTTTACCAGAAGACCTTACCGCTTCTTGGTCACAGAAAGCAACCCCTAATAAACCCGTTTATGGTTTTATCGGCCTTGAGATTGATGATGGTGGTGCTGGATCAGCAAGACAAATCTGGAAGCCATTACGTGGACTCGTAGAAGTCTTGTATAGCCCTTCGGAGGCTTAATAACATGACTACTAAGTATAGCCTAACGCTTTCACCTAATGAATACAACCTAGAAATTAGCGAGAATAAAACAAACCTTTCTCTTAGTAGAGTAGGTGGGCAAGGTTCTCAAGGTGCTACGATCAGTGACGCTTACCTTAATAGTGGCAACGAGCTGATCTTAGTAATACTTAATGCAGGAGTTGAAACCTCTTTGAATGTTGGAGATGTCTCTACAAACTCAACTTCTCTAACTAACATTCAGATTACTTCTGCACAAGATGGTGACATGCTGTATTATAACGCAGCCACAACTAACTGGGAAAACAAAGCTCATACTCTTACTACTGCTAGTATCTCTGATATTGATAGTACTAACAAAACAGATGGGTCTATTCTATTGTATGATGGTTCTTCTTCTAAGTACAAAGCTACTACACAAATAACTAATTCAAACCTATACTTGATTGGAGGGTCATTCTAATGGCTACTAAACTTATTCTTAAAAAATCCGTCACTAGTGGCTCTGCTCCTGTAGCTGGTGACATTGATGTCGGCGAACTCGCAATTAACCTTGCAGACCGTAAGATCTATGCTAAAGATAATAGCGGCGCTATTGTACTTTTGGACGGCGCTTATGTTGACTCTAGCGCCCCTGCAAACCCCGCCGAAGGTGACTTGTGGTACGATACTACAAACAACGTATTAAAGGCCCACGACGGTTCTACCTTCAAGTCTGCTGGTTACGCAACACTATCTGCCTTGGAAGATGTAACTATTACTTCCGCTGCTACTGGTGAGTTCTTGCGCTATAACGGTACAGCTTGGGTAGACTCTACTATTCAAACTAGTGATGTTTCTCAAGCTATGATTACACAACACGAGGCCGCTATCACTATTGCAGCTTCTCAAGTTAGTAACTTTGACACTGAAGTTGCAAACAACTCTACTGTAACAGCTAACACTGCTAAGCTTACTGGTATTGAGTCTAACGCTACTGCTGATCAAACCGCTGCTCAAATTAAATCAGCGTATGAAAGTAATTCTAACACTCAAGCCTTTACTGATTCAGATCATACTAAACTGAATGGCATTGAAGCTTCAGCAGATGTAACAGACACAGCCAACGTTAATAGTGCTGGCGCTCTGATGGATAGCGAGCTAACAAACCTGTCTGCGGTTAAGGCTATCAATCAAGGTCTAACAACAACTTCTAACGTTGCTTTTAATAACTTGGTTCTTGCTGGTAACTTGACTGTAAATGGTACTACTACTTCTGTCAACTCTAACGAAGTAAACATTGGTGATTCTATCATTGTGCTTAATTCTGATGAAACTGGAACACCTTCTGAGAATGGTGGTTTTGAAATTGAGCGTGGTACTTCTGCTAACGTATCTTTCGTTTGGAACGAGACAGACGATGCTTGGGATCTCTCCGGCGAGACCCTTCAAAACGTAACCCTTGATGGTGGTACTTATTAATTCCACAAGGCCCGTACAATAAGAAATAAAGTGAGGGGGTTGACCTCCCCCTTACAATCATAAGGTATCTATAACATGGATAGGCCAGTTTGCATTATATGTAATAAAACTAAGGTAAGTATTGCCGATTACAACAAGAACGGCTTACCTCGTTATAAGCGAAAGTGCGAAAAATGTAGTCCTTTTTACAAAGAAAAGTTAAAGAGACGAAGTGAAAAGATGAGAACCAACAAGTACGGAATTTATATTAAAGCTGAAGTTTGTGTTTCTTGTAATTTCCTTGCTATAGATAGTTGTCAGCTAGATGTTGACCATATAGATGGTGATCATAATAACAACAGCTTAGTTAATCTACAAACCTTATGCGCGAACTGTCACCGTTTAAAGACCAAAGTTAAAAAAGAATTTGGACCCAAGGTAGATATTCAATAATATTTACCCTCCTCAAACACACAGGAAAACAGCCCAATGGCAACTAAATTAATTCATAAAAAATCATCTTCGGCAGGTTCTGTACCTGTAGCTGGAGACCTTCAACCGGGAGAGTTAGCCGTAAACTTAGCTGACAAAAAGATCTACTCTAAGACAACTGGCGGTACAATCATTGAGTTGTCTTCTAGTTTTTCTGATAATGGTTGGTCTGTGAGTGAGTCAGGAGGCTCTCTTTACTTTGCTAAAGACGGCGATAATAAAATGAAACTAGACGCAGCGGGTAATTTAGATGTTAAGGGAAATATTAACACTAACGCAACTATTTCTTAAATAATAAACAAACGAGCCTAGTTCAAAAGGAGAATGACAATGGCAATTCAAGTAGCAGGTACAGAGGTTCTTAGTAACGCTCGAAGCCTAAACAACATTACAGCAGTAGACGCTACTACAGCTACAACACTAATTGACGCTGGCTTCGGTGGTGGTGGTATTGAGTTTACACGGAAGATTACAACTTACACTGCAGTAGCAGGCGAAGGCATTATTGCAGACACTGACGGTGGAGCTTGGACTCTCACTTTACCTCAAAACCCCGAAACAGGTGACAACGTTGTTATCCGTGATGGTGGTGACTGGTCAGCTAACAACTTGACAGTAGCTCGCAATGGGTCTACTATTGAAGGTGATGCTGAAAACATGCTCCTTAATATTGGAGGTGCTTCTGTAGATTTAGTTTATGATGGTGTCACTTGGCAGCTTTATGCTCAAGTAGGTGTATTCAGCGGCACTGCTGTAACTGAAACTGGTACTCAGACACTTACTAACAAGACTCTAACCTCACCTACGTTGTCAGGAACCCCCGTAGCACCAACAGCGATCGCTGGCACTAGTACAACACAAGTTGCTACTACAGACTTTGTAACTAACGAAGTTGAGTGGACTACAACCACTATTTACGACAGCGTGACAGATGGTGACATAAATAGTGTTTCAGTTACTTTTGTTGACGGTTTTGAGTATATGTTACTTGGTGACGGTTTGGGGATGAACGAAGCCGGTGGTCTTGGTCTTGAAATACAGATGGATGCCCAGTCTTCCCGCACTACTGTGTTTGACGTAACGTTTACGAGTGCTGGCGCTAACGAAAACAACTTTCTTCTTGACTTAAAACTTGCTCGTGTTGCTATGTCCGGTCGTGTGCTTAGTTGTTTGATTGGGGGTCAAGCTAATGCAGACTCGTCTGGATTTACTGCTTCGTCTAACGGATCAATAGCTGTTTTCTCGGTTACTAATACAAGATCTAACCCAGATAAAATAAAAAACGTACTTTTTTATGCAAGTGGCAGTGCTGAGTTTGACCTCGGTTTAATTAAATTGATGAAGCGGAGAATTAATTATGTTTAAGATTATTGTAGACGGCCTTGGGAACAGAACAAGAGTAGCTATGACAGAGTCTGAAATGTTAGGGCGCGCGCTAACTATTGAGCAAACCCGTCAACAGATGGCCTGCACGTCTCTACAAGGTAAGATTGCATTGGGTTCAGATGCTTGGGCTAAGGTACTTGCATACCGTGACGGACCTGAGACACCCTTCTCTGTTAAGGTGACTATTGACGATAGTCCTACGTGGAAACGTCTTAGCCAAGATATTTCCCTTATTGGTTGGGCTTTAGACTACACGGATGAACAAATGGATGAACTGTTTGTTAAAGCAATGAATATTAACGGAGGAGAAGTCTAATGGCAAATCTATCAGATAAAGTAGCTCCATCTGGGGTGCTTACTCCAACAGGTGATGGTTCTGGTCTAACCGGTGTTGTAACAATAGATGCCAACGGGGACGTAA